CTATTGCAACGTACCGGATTTACGGCGCGACTGGAACATTGCTGGAGACAAATACCACGAGCGCGGGCAATACTACTGGCGGTTATACGACTGGAAACATCTACCTGGGGTCAACGTCGGGTACCGGCACCATGTGGATTGATGAGCCTGCTATCTCTTCGGCCGGGTGGATTGGTGCGGCGGTAGGCAGTGCGGTCGGCCCGGTATCGAAAGCCAACAATGCAGCAGGCGGAACCAACGGGGTAGCCGTCACAGCGGCGAACAGTGGGGGCGCTTCCGGGGACGCATTCGACGCCGTTGGAAACCTTAATGCTAGCTGGCTATATCCTCGCGCAGGCAGCAGCCCGTTGAATTACCTCCAGAATGTCATCCAGACATACGGCTACTGGAATGTCCCTGGTACGGCACCGGACATTTACTTCCGGTATTACTACTTCACCGTATCGACGGGTGGCACAGCTATCGTCAAGTATATGGATTGGCAATCTGTTGGCGCTGAAAATGTAGTTTCTATTGGTTCTTCTGGTGTGGGTATTGAAGCGGAAGCCGGAAATACTACCACTACCAGAACTGGAACGGTAACTTATTCTGGCAATACATGGTACCGATTCGAGGGACGAATACATTTCGGAACACCTGGCTACACTGAAGTGTACTCCTATGACCCATCTGGGAACCTGCTCGAACATGTGATTGCTTTCGGAGTTAACATCATCCCGCGCTATGTCATGCTTCTTGGTTCAAACTCCTTGCCTTCGGCTATTGACAGTCTCGCGCTGTCGGACCAGGGGTGGATAGGACCGGCCCCGGTACTGCCCACACAGACCTCCCGTAAGGGCGCGATGTTCCTCGACATCATGGGCTAACGCTTCCCCTCCCCTTTCCTGTAAGCTTATGAAGAGAAGCTTCTCTTTCGCGAAGAAGGATATAACTATGGCTAACAAGGTCTTCAATGACTCGCTCGACGGTCTGCTGAACACCCCCACTAACGTCCCCGGCTGGACTGTTCAGAACGCTGCTACCGGTTCGGACCAGTCCACCGTCAACGGTGGCGCTGCTCCCTCTGGTGCTGGTGCACTCCTGGCTGCGTCTGAGGTTACGGCCCAGTCCGCTCTCGGCTCTGCCCAGACGACTGCCGTTATCACCGCCACCGGTTCAGGTGGTGCTGACTGGGCTAACCTGGCCAAGCTGGCTGACCTGAAGGCCGTTGCTGCGGCTGTTGACGCGCTGAACGCTGCACTGGTGGCTGCTGGCATAGAGGTCTGACAATGGCTGTCTTCGAAAAGAATGGCGCACTAGTCGCCGGGACCGCTACAGTTACGTTCGCGGCCCGGTACGAAGATGTGGTGGTCGAGAACAACGACGCCACCAACGGCATCTACGTCCGCACCGATGGGGTTACTCCCGCCTCCCCTTGGGACGACTGTTACTACGTCGCCCCCAACGGCGCGGAAACAATCCCCAATGACGACGCAGTGTGGTACCAGGGCCAAGGCACTGCGAGCGATGGCACCACGGTTATCCTGGTTGGCACAGGCACATCTTCGTTCAACGTTACAGGTGTGTAAGGAGCATTATGTTTTATGGTCTAGGTGGACTAATTCTTCTCATCGTCTGGTTCGTTCGCCGGGTCTGATAGACTAACTGCAATAGCACTTAGGGAAAGGGTACGGAGGGTGACAACCGCATATTACTGGGCCCAAGTGCCCAATTTCGGTGACCGGCTTAGCCCACTAATTCTGAAAGAGTTTGCTGGACTAGATACTACCTGGGCCCCAATCGAACTTGCAGAGATTGTCTCGGTCGGCTCAGCACTAGAACACATCCCACCGCTATGGGATGGCCACGTTATAGGAACAGGCAGGCTTCGCGAAAACTCACTGCTTCATCTAGAGAAGGCTCACGTACACGCTGTGCGTGGGCCTTTCTCTGCCCGGGACATCAACGGCGACTTCGCGCTAGGTGACCCTGGACTCCTGGCCGACGAGTTGGTGGACGTTGAGACGCGGGACATTGAGCTGGGTGTGCTCCCCCACTGGAGTGATACTGACCTTGAGAATTGGCAGTGGCTGAAGAAGATGAGCCCCATTGTCATCAGCCCATGGAACGATCCCCTGGAAGTCATTAGTCTTATCGGCCGTTGCAAGAGGCTGGTTACATCCTCACTCCACGGTGTCATCCTAGCCGACGCATTCGGCATCCCCCGCAGGACAGAGCGAGCACGCAGGCTCACCGATGATAACCGCGAGGGGGGTTTCTTCAAGTTCCTGGACTATAATGCCTCTGTAGGAATACCATTAGAATTCGGAGTGATGCAGCAGCCTGCTCGCGGTGCGGTTGACGATCGCAAGGCAGAACTGTGGGATTGCTTCACTGGACTACGGAGCCAACTGTGATCGGACTAATTCTCCTCCTGACGTTACTTCCAATACTCTCTTCTGGAATTTGGATCAGGAAGGCAAACGCCAGAAAGAGTGGCCGGGCTCCGAAGGAGCGCATCTCTCTGCTGGTTCCATTCCGCGCCGACTACCCTGAGCGTGGTATCAACTGGGCCTGGCTCCACGAGTACTGGGCTCATGCTCTCCCCGACGCGGAGATTATTGTCGGCCAGAACGATGCTACACCCTTCTGCAAGACTGCCGCCGTCAACGATGCCTTCTCCCGGTCCACGGGCGACATCATCGTCCTCCTAGACGCCGACTGTTACATTGATCCCAATACCATCACAGAGCTAGCAGCACGCATACGCGCGGCCAGGAGCGAGCGTAAGAAGCTCTGGTACATTCCCTACCGCAGGTTCTACCGGCTTAGTGAGATCGCCGCACAGGCCCTCCTGTCCTCTGACCCGCATGACCCCCTTACCTTCACTGACCCTCCCCCTGACGTAGATCTCGATACTAACTTCGGCACGAGCCAGGGGCACTGGTACGGGGCCCTCATCCAGATGATGCCTCGTGAGGCTTTCATCGCGGCGGGTGGAATGGACACAAGGTTTACCGGCTGGGGTGGAGAAGACATCAGCTTCATGTATGCTGTCGATACGCTGTACGCTAGACACAGGACCTTTAACGGCCCGACGTACCACGTGTGGCACCCAACCATTAAGGGCGTCTGGAAAGCTACCAGGCAATGGCTCGGCCAGGAAAAGCCCGAGAGCAACGACTGGCTATCCGGCCGGTACACTACAGCAGTAGGCGATAAGGTAATGATGCAGGATCTTATCGCAGGCATAAACGACGAAGATTAAGATACAATTGAACTTGATGGCCATCTGAAAGGATACTCCCCCATGGCTGATGCAGAACTGACTTCCCCGTTAGCTCCTGTCGCTATCTCCCCGGAGAAGCAGGGCAACGTGTACGAAGAGAAGATCGCCCCGAATGCGCCTGGTGGACGTGGCCCGCTGCGCTTTGAAGAGGGCATTGCGACTGACACTGATGTCCCGAACGAGTTCATGGTTGGTATCAGCCAGGGCTACGTGACGGCACCCGGTCGCCCCAACCACAACGAGCCGGTCTTCATTAAGACGGCCGAGGAAGTTGTGCGCGAGCGGACTCACATGGGTTCCGCAGCATGGACGTCCGCTCCCTCTTTCCTGGGTGCCTTTGCCGAAGGTGCTGGCCCCGAGGCCGAGCGCGCCTACGTTGAGGTCGATCGCTCTGGTGGCTCGTACCTGCGACAAAATCCAAGTACCGTAATTGACTGATGACCGAAGTCTTCCGGGACCGGCGGCCTAATGGTCATCAGCCAACCGCTGATGACTATGACCAGCCGCTGACCCGCACCAGTTTGGTGGAAGCGAATAGGCGCTTCCGCCAGACTGGCGTGCAGGACGTCGTAGGACACAATCCTGGAAAGGCTGATAGGATTGTGAAACAGACGATAAAGGAACGATTCAACGGCCGACGTAAAGGCTTCGAAGACTTCCCGACCGTGGGCGATTACATGGACTACTTGAACGGGCTAACGTAATGTGGGTACACCTCTTCGATACACTGTTTAATTGGCCGAATGGTATCGTGGTCGGCAACCTCATTGCATCCGCGATGTGCTTCGTTGTCGCCATCGTCCACCTCGACCGCCTGGCCAAGAAGCATCACGCACTCCTGAAGGCGCACATCAACGCCCAGCATGAAGCGCTGAAGCGACACATTACGGCCGAGCACGAGAAGAGCCGCGCACTTACTAGGGAGTCGGTTAGCTAATGGCAATGGACTTCCCATCCCCCAGCATGAGGGCTGCCGGTGGGGACCTAGCACTCCAGGTTTCTCCCCTAGGACTCATTGATATTTCCGACGAGGAGTTCGAAGTTCACGGCCAGAGGATGGTCGGCTACGCTAACCGGTGGGCGTTCTACCTGGGCCACCACTGGGCCTACCGTAAGCAAGCGGGAGAGCCCCAGCTTACGTTCAACTACGTTCAGGCGCTCTCGAACTGGATGACCAACTTCTGTTTCTCGAAGGGCGTCACCTTCAAGTGCGACAAGATGTTCACGCACATTGTCCCGGCGCTATTAGATCGTGTCTTCTCGAAAGACAACAACCGGGAGAAGTTCCTGTGGTCTATGGGCCAGCAAGGTTCCATCTCGGGTGACTGTTTCATCAAGGTCGCCTACGCTGACCCCGATACTGATGCGGCCGATCCTATTACCGGCGCGGGAAGAGTCCTCCTCTATAACCTGCATCCCTCCCACTGCTTCCCCGTCTGGCACCCGCACGTGCCTGGCAAGATGATCAAGTTCAAGCAGAAGTATAAGTTCTGGGATACGATGCCGGATGGTACTCGTACCGTTAACACTTACGTCGAAGAGATCACCGACGACACCATCAAGGAATACTTCAACGACGAACTGATCCGCGAGAACAAGAACCCTCTCGGCCGGATTCCTATCGTCCACATAGCCAACGTTCCTATCGCTGGATCTCCGTGGGGCCTCTCTGACATCGAGGGTGTCATCCCGATCAACCGGGAGTACAACGAGAAGGCTACAGAAGTCAGCGACATCATTAACTATCACGTGGCCCCGGTCACCATTGTTAAGGGCTCCAAGCCCTCGAACATGGAGAAGGGTGCCGCGAAGATGTGGTTCCTCCCGGGCGAGCATGCTGATGCCTACAACCTAGAGGGTGGTTTCCAGGGGCTTCAGCCCGCCCTGGAATTCCTTGAGGTGCTTCGCGTCCGTATGCACGAGCAGGGCCACGTTCCTGAGACAGCACTGGGACAGGCTCAGCCTATCTCTAATACCTCTGGGGTCGCGC